TCTTGCAAAATCTACAAACCATGCACCAAACACAGGATCAATACGTCCTCTGCTTGGCGTCACTGTTCCATCTACATCAAAAATGTATGCTGTCATGCTTTTCTTTCGTTGAGTTGTGTTTGCTGGAACTTTGTAATTGCTTCAACAAATTCAGCAAGTTTAACAAGATACTCTTCTCGTTCTAGGCTATGCCAACCTTGGCAACGACCTGTTGGACTACGTCCACACCCACAAGTTTTTAATTCCATTTTAATAAATCTCCTAGTTCTGTATTTTGTAAATAATCTTTAATTACTAAGTGCGAAGATTCATCTTTTAAATGTAAATCATCTGTTAAAATTGAATCTCCATACTTTTGTTTAAGATATTTATACGCATTAGGTTTATCAGTAATTCCAATATTATTAAAATTGCCTCCGCCGCCATCACCTGTCATTGAAAAATAATAAAATTTGTCAAATACATTCTCATATAAAAATAAACTCTTTTTAAAATAATTAACAAATTCGTCAATAAAACAATTACCTGTTACATTTTCCCTTAACCAGTCTTTACTGATTACTTTTTCTGTTTGTTCTTGTGCAAATACGCTATTTGCAAGAACACTTGCTGTAGGTGACATTTTGATAATACTGCGATAATTTTTTCTAATATAACAAGAATCCCATTGCATACTGTCATTGTAGTCTGTTAATGGAACAAGAGTTCTATGCGAATCAGTTAATTGTAAGATCACAGCATCATACTCAATACTTTCTGCTACAATCTTTTTTAAGATAAAATCTACATACTGAAGTCCATGAGCACCAAAACTATAATTGTCAATAATCATATCTGGTCTATTTTCAGCAAGATGGCATACCCAAGTTTTTCTTTGAGGTCCAACATATAACATTTGATAATCTATACATCTTGGATCACTATGACTACATCCTACAACTGCAATTTTCATATTAGTCTCCATAGGCCGCATTTAAATATTCTGCATGATCTTGCGCACGTTCACTTGTGCGTTGCAAATCCCACTTACCACAGAACTTCATAAATTGTATACCTACTTGACCTTTACGTTGTTTTTGCACTTGTTCAACAATTTTACCATCTAACACTTGTTTAATCTCATCAGGCTGAGCTGTAAGATCAATCAACATTTTATTGCGATTGTAATCTTCAAGCACTCTGTGTTCTACATTGTCGTGATCAACCCAACGTTGTAGCATAAAGTTATTCCAGTTAAAGCCTTGCTTCTCTTTGTCTTCAAATGCTTCCAACATACCAATTTTATTCTTAGTGCCTTTTTTACGAGCACCAGGAAAAGCACTAAAGATGTTATCACTAGTATCACCACGGATACATTTCTCAAACAACAACCATTGAGGATCACCAGGAACTTTAGGCTCTTTAGTTTTCTTATCCAACACAGGTTTGCCTTTGTCATCGAACACACCTTCAAGTGTAATCAACTGACCCATAATACCATTATACTGATTAACGTTAGGAGCAAGCAATTGATAAAAGTCACTGTCACTGCTTACAATACAATGATTGTCATCAGGATGATTTTGTATCCAACGTGCAATAAAATCATCAGCTTCACACTGTCCATCTTGTAGCACTGTGCAATTTGTGCGATCACTAAAGAACGTTTTAAGTTCATCAAATGCATCCCAGAATGCTTGATCTTCTTGTTGCTCACGTTCAGTTTGTGCCGCACGTGCTTCGGCACGGTTACGCTTGTATGGTTCGTAATAGTCTTTACGCCAACTGCGACCTTCCAAACAAAGCACAACATGTGTGCCGTTTTGCTCTCTCCATACTTTGTTGATACTGTTAAACATGATATGATAACTCATACCAATCTTAGTTTCAATGTCACTGCCACGCACTACATGCCTAGCACGAAAATACATGTTAGCTGCATCAACAAGAATATATGTATTAGCCATTTTCCATATCCTCAGCAATAGTTCTACACAAGGTTGTAAACCAAGCATCTACAATTTCTTCTTCATTTGTTCCACTGTAGCCTGCTTCAAGCAATTGTTTTACAAAGATTTGATTCCATTCCAATTCAAAGTAACCATCGCCTGGATTGTTTTTATCAATATTTACATTTAAGACTTTCACGTAGGGTTCTCCACGTGCGGTAGCCTTGTCTTTATTACTGAGTTTATCTTTTTTAGCAAAAAGATTTTTTAGCTTTTGTATCATAAATTCCATCCAATTTGTTCCCAAGGAACATCCTTATTACCAAAGTGACCATATATACAATTACTACTATACTTGAAAAAGTTATACATGTCAAATCTTTTTATGATCCCATAAGGAGTAAGATCAATATTATCTCTAATGAACTTTTCAATACTACGATTGTGTCCATTTGAATCTATGTAAATGCTGGTTGGCTCTTTAACACCAATAGCATAACTAAGTTGAATTTGGCACCAGTCTGCCATATCATCTGCTACAATATTCTTTGCTAACCAACGAGCCATGTAAGCGGCACTTCTGTCTACTTTGGTGGGATCTTTCCCACTAAAAGCGCCACCACCGTGAGGAGCGTAACCCCCATAGGTATCCACGATAATTTTGCGTCCAGTGAGTCCTGTGTCACCATCAGGCCCACCAATAACAAAATTGCCAGTAGGATTGAAATGATATACAGTATTCTTATCAACTAAATCTCCTAACACTTTATCACATGCTTCTCGCATTGGCATCTTAACACTATGATGAAATCCTTCTTTGTGTTGATGACTTATAACAACTTGGTCAATTCGTTTTACTTTTCCTGCTTCATATTCTACACTTACTTGACTTTTTGCATCTGGTAGTAAGTAATCCCATCCATTAGACTTCATACTTTCTAGTTCTTTTAGTAATTCATGTGAATAGTATATAGGAGCTGGCATGTATGCTTCGTTTTCATTACAAGCATAACCAAACATAATACCTTGATCACCTGCACCAAAATCATCTGTGCCTAATCCAATATCAGCACTTTGTGAATGCAATTTGTTGTTGATAGTTCTGTTATCAACAGTTAAGTTTTCCCAATGAAAACCTTCCTGTTCGTAGCCAATTTCGTAGACTTTCTTACGAACAATTTCTTCAACTTCTACGTCACTCACGTTAAAGTTTTTTACTTCGCCTGCCAACGTCACATAGTTGGTAGTTACAAGTGTTTCAACAGCCACACGAGTTGTCTCGTCTCCTGCCTCTAATCCAGCATCTACAAGTGCGTCTGAGATTTGATCAGCAACCTTATCTGGATGTCCTGCACTTACACTTTCGCTTGTAAAGATATAATTACTCATTATTTGTTTTTTCCTTTAATATTCGTTGATTAATTTTTCCAATGTTTTCAAAACATTTTCGCTGTCGTCTTCTACTGTTAAATCAATTGCTTGTTTAACACAATTTCTAGTAAAGTCTAATGGAAATCTAATTTGATTACTTCCCATACCTGTGTTTACTAGATACACATTACACTGATTAGCATTGATTTTTTCCATTAGCATATCTGCATATGTATCCACACTGCGTGGCATAAAAGGTGATCCGTAACAAGGACTAAACACTTTTTTAATTTCATTACTACCTGCTTCTGTTCCAGGCATTTGACTTGTATAGCCTGTTTCAAAAAAACGTCTTACTGTGTTACCACTAATCCTTACAACAGGAGGAAAACTTCCTGTTACATCCATTGTAAGAAAGAATATGTTTTGTGGATGATCAAATTCTTTTTGATTGTTGTATGCATTGTCTACGCAATCAAGTGGATAGCTTAGTCTTGCATTTGGCACACCTGGATTTTCTTCTACTAATGTATCTCTATCACGAGCTAGCTCTACTGCATTAAAAATAGTAGGATGTGTCTCTGGTGTTAATCCTTCACTCTTTGCATAGCAACCAGTTTCAATCATTTGTATGCCTTTTGGACCCCAAGCAACTTCATCATCACTGATAAGTTGATACTCTGGATCACTGCTTAGTGTAGTTTTTCCTGTTCCACTTAATCCAAACATCAAGTTTGTTGTATCGTTGTATGTAAAGGCACTACAATGCATAGGCAACGTATTACTGTCTGGTAGTTCAAAACTTACAATTCCAAATACACCTTTTTTAATTTCTCCCAAAAAGGTTGTTCCAGCAATTAGCATACGGCATTCATTTAAATGCACTAGTATTTTTGGTTCATCTACTTTAAGATCTGTGTTGTGTAGTATTGTCCAATCTGCTGTATGATTTAATGGATCGTCTACAACATCAAACATGTTACGAACAAACTGTGCATGTCTATGATCGTTTGTTTCTACTCTAAAACAAATACCACATGTATAAAATACAAGATTGTGATTGTATTCCAGTTCATACATGATACCATGTAATTTCCAAAAGTCATCTTCTTCGCCTATCTTGTTGTATTTTGGTCTTGTTAAATCTAACAAAGATGTTCTGTTGCCAAAGAAATACTTATTTTCAGGGCTTCGTCCTGTTGGGTTAGTAGTAATTTCTATATTAGACATTTTCAGTTTCCTTCTAACTAATGCCCCATTCTTTTTTAAGATATGGAATCAACATTTCATCGCACCAAACACCGTATGTTTCTGCTTTAAAATGAATACTATCACACAATTGCTCTCGCCATTTATCTATACCAAATCTATCTTTGATCCACCATTTGACATTGTATTTTACATCGTCAAACAACCATATATCTTTTAAAAGTTTTTCGTAATTCTCTTTATAAATTACACTTTCGTAAACGTTTGGTTGCCAGTGCATTGTGTATGCTTTAAATTTTATATTGTTCTCTTTACAAATCATTCTCATAGCGTTTATATTTTGCAAATAGTATGCAATATTTGTATCGCTATCAGTTTCATATACTGCACGAAAATATAGATAGTTTAAAAACATTTCTAGGTCACCATCTTTATTTCCCATGCTCATTAATATATCTTCTAACTTTTCTGCTACAACATGTCTTTCATAATCTGTTATAATTCCACTATGAGCTGCATCTAAATACATTTCATTAATCATAGTGGGTAGTTTATCTTTCCAATGCTTTTCATCCATGTTTTTAGTAATTTCATAATATGCATTGTAATACTCAATTGCTTCTTGTGGACTGACACTAGATCTATTTGGCCAATTCTCTGTAGGAAAATATGATGAATCTGTTCTTGGACTACGCACATTTTGTCTAGTAAGTAATGGATGATATCCTAAAGGACTATCAAGACAACTTTGTCCAGTAAGATCTGAACTTATTTCAAAGTCTAGTTTTTCTTTAATATTAATTTCACATATAATATGTGTTGGATCATAATAATTAATAACATTGTAAATCTTAGTTGGCCAAAAGTCAATACTAAAACTACTTTGCCCTGCATTAAGGACATCGGTATTTTCTAGCCTACTATATAGCTGTCCTGGCCAGCTATTAATAAACTCTTTACCTTCTTCCCAACCAGTGCCACCTTCGGTGTGACTACTGCCAAGACATGCTATTCTATGTTCAGCCATCTTCACCTGCTTTTTTAATCATTACAATATTTTTTGTAATAGCATGATTGAATTCAATTTCTTCTTGATTAGCAAACAATCCTTCGCTTAATCCTCTTGAAAAACTTGCTGTCATTCCACGTTGTTTTGACAGTCTTTTACATGCTTCTTCTGTGCTATATCCACCACTTAGTCCAACAATACGTTCAACATGATTATGTTTCATAATATCACTGTAAAAGTTATCTTGTTCAGGCAATGTAAGTTTTAATATACAACGACCTTTAAATGTTTCTAATCTTGTTGCAATTTCGTCACGAAGTTTATATTCATAAAGTTCTTTGTCAGGATGCTCAATTGGAATTTCTGGTTCAACAATAGGCATAAGTCCTGCTTCGTGTATGCTTTCTGCTAGCGCAAATTGTTGCTCACATATCATTGACAAGTCTTTAACATCTTTTACAATGCTACGCATTTTTGTTCCTGTGCAACCGTTTTCTTTGGCAAAGTCTATCATGTCATACCATTTGAAAGTTTTCAAATAACCATTATCTTCACAGCCGCTGTCTATTTTTAAATATGCTTCAATACCTTTTTGCTTTAGTATTGGAACCATTCCACGTTCAACTGTGTCTTTGTAAAGTATTGCTGCCCAAATATTTTCTTTTACAAAATCCGGACTGTTAACCATACGTAAACGCATAGCATGAACTTTTTCCATTTTGTTTTCTTCAGTGTATTGTTGTCCGTAACGCTCTAATACACCTCCTGTGCTACCACCGCTGTGGTCCATTGCTGCAATAAAACTCATTTCATTTTTCCCATAACTGATGCAATGTCAGCCATTCTACAACTGAATGCCCACTCATTGTCATACCAAGCCATAACTCTTACTAAATGGTCTCCCACTACTCTTGTTTGGTCTGGTGCAAATATACAACTTTCCTCAGTTGTGTTAAAGTCACTGCTTACTAATGGCAGTTCTTCGTATCCAATGATACCTTTCATTTCTTTTTTAGTGCTATCTAAAATAAATTTATTAATAGTTTTTTCATCAACTGTATCTTTTACTTGTAGAGTAAGATCTACGCAACTAACATTAGGTGTAGGAACTCTAATTGCTCCTCCTTTAATCTTACCTGTAACTGCTGGATATACAAGTTCTAGTGCTTTTGTTGCGCCTGTGCTAGTAGGAATAATATTAACTGCACCTGCTCTTGCTCTATAGGGATCTGAATGCTTTTTATCTATTGTGCTTTGATCTCCTGTGTAACTGTGTATTGTAGTCATTTGTCCTGCAACTATTCCACAATTTTCATCGATAACCTTTACTAATGGTGCAAGACAGTTTGTTGTGCAACTAGCATTGCTTACTACTCTATCAGACTTTACAATGTCGTTGTGATTAACTCCATATACTACTGTGCGTTTACATTCCTTTGCAGGTGCGCTTATAACAACTTTCTTAGCACCATTAATAGTATGATGCAAACACTTTACTCCGTTGTTGTGTGCGCCTGTGCATTCTAATACTACATCAACATCTGCCCATTTTATCTTTTCAATATCACGCTCTTCTGTCCAGATAATAGGTTCATGTATTGGTCCTTGATACCTGCCATGAACACTATCATATTTCAACAAATGCATATTTGTATCTCTACCACCAGTGGCATTGATTTGCACAATCTGCATATCTTTACGATTGCTCATAATATGACGAGTAACACATCGCCCTATTCTACCTAAGCCATTTACACCAACAGTGATCATTCGTAAGACTCGCCTGTTTCTCTAAAAAAGTTTTCACTCCAAAATGCTTTGTCGTCAATCCACACATCATAGTTTTCTTTTTCACCAACACTTAGTTCGTGATACTTGCAACCCCAACCATCAAGTTGATCTTTTGTAAGGTTGTAGTAATCTACTCCACTTACACATCCTCTTGCTGTCATGTATTTGATTGTGTGTCCTGCATCATACAATGCATTTACTCTTGCAATGCGCTCTGGCATTGGAATGTGATTTGCATAATCCTTCTTGCCACCACTGTCTGGAATAATAACTTCCTTGCAAATAGTGCCATCAATATCTATTACATACTTCATGTATTCCCCCCTTTATTTTGTAAAGACGTAAACGCCTTCCCATTTTTCTCTTCCTGCTAACTTGTCATTTCCTACACCAGGTCGAGTGTTTAACATCATTTTTATAGTTTTAATATGTTTAAAGCCGACTTTTTCAGCCAGCTTAATCCAGTCCTCCACAACTGCATATTCCTTGTTACCATATGATTTGTAGTCAGCGATATTCGTTGCAAAGATTCCTCCTTCATTAAGGCCTCTATATACATTTTGTATCGTCGGTGTTGCATAACCTTCAAACCAATCATCTAGTGTTTTAAATCGAACCATACATTGTGTTGGTTCATCGCTATACTTTTCTAAATTAAAATAAGGTGGACTACTAAATGCTAAG